ATTATTTTGAAAATAAAGCAGTACCAAGATATATTATTACTGTAAAGGGTGCAAAACTTTCACCAGAATCAGAACGCAAGCTTCTTGAATTCTTCCAGGTTGGATTAAAAGGTAAAAATCACCGATCCCTATATGTTCCACTTCCAGCAGATTCTCCAGATCAAAAGGTAGAATTTAAAATGGAGCCGGTTGAGGCGGACAGCCAAGATTCATCATTTAATACATATAGAAAAATGAATAGGGATGAAATATTATTAGCCCACAGAACTCCAATTAGTAAAATTGGAACACCAGAGGGAATTAATTTGGCTGCAGCAAGAGATGCAGATAAAACCTTTAAAGAACAGGTATGCCAACCAGCACAAGATATTCTGGAAAAGAAACTAAATAAACTTATAGAAGAAGCAACAGATGCATTAAAGATTAAATTCAACGAACTCACCCTAACTGATGAGGATACTCAGTCTAGAATAGACGAAAGATACCTTAGAATGCAGGTAATTAGCCCAAATGAGGTTAGAATTAGAAAAGGTATGGTTCCCCTTGATAGTGGAGATGATGTTGTTGTTTTAAAACCACAACAACAAGCAGAAATTAGGGCACAGGCTGGAAATACCAGAGAAAGGTCTCAAAATAGAAATGCCATTTCTCCAGATATTTCTGGTGAGGCCAGAAACCCTAAAGGCGATGGAAGACAAGTCGAGTAAAACCACTCGACTACTATTTGCCTTTTGATATATAAAAAATTATAATTAAGCATATGACTATTGAAAAATCGCATTGGTTATCAGACGGAAATGACATCCGTCTATCAGTTCCTTTTACGAAGGTTAATCGTGAAAAGAGAACCGTATCAGGTTTTGCCACTTTGGACAACCTAGACCAAACCGGAGATGTAGTTACGCAAGAAGCTAGCATTAAGGCTTTTGAAAAATTTAGAGGTAACTTGCGAGAGATGCACCAACCACTAGCAGTTGGAAAAGTTCTTTCATTTAAGCCTGAAACATATTATGATCCTGTAACAAAAGAATTTTATAACGGAGTTTATGTAGATTCTTATATTTCAAAAGGCGCTCAAGATACATGGGAAAAAGTTCTTGATGGAACGCTACAAGGATTTTCAATCGGCGGTAAGATTATAGATTCAGATAATGAAATGAACAAATCAACAGGACAAAAAGTAAGATTTATTAAAGAATATGATTTAGTAGAACTTTCTATCGTAGATTCACCAGCAAACGAACTCTGCAACATTCTTTCTATTCAAAAGGTTAATGGCAAGACAATGCTTAAGGGCATTGCAGCAGATGTTCAAACAGAAAATATTTTTTATTGTGAAGATACTGATTCGGTATTTATGTCTACAGATTCAGAATTTGTTTCACCAGCAACAGGAAAAGATACAGTTCTTATTGGTTGGGTAGAAACAAATGATGTAAGTAAAGCGAAAGAGATTGATAAGATTCTTGATTCATATAAGAAATCAAGATTAACGTTGCCTGATACAAAAATTGCAAAACAGGCAAACGCAGAAGGAGGTAATGAAGTGGAAAACGTAGAGAAACTGAATGTAAAAACAGACGAAGCTACAGAAGAGGCTACTATGGTAGTTGTCGAAGTTGCTGATGTTCAGGTTCCTGTCGAGGTTCCAGTAACAGATGCTGTTGCTGAATCCGAGGATGATGACGCTTCTGCCGATACCCTGGAAAAAGCAGCCGATGTATCAGAGGTTGAGGTTGACGAGCCAGATTTTGCAAAAATGTTGGGCGAACTCAAGGGTTTCTTTTCTGAGACTTTAGAAAAGGCATCAGTAGTTAACGCTGAACAAGTTTCATCCATTAAGGAAACTGTAGAAACATTTAGCAAGAGCGTTGACGGCAGAATTTCAGAATTAGCAGAACAACACGCATTATTGAGCAAGGCGGTTGAGGATATCCGCAGCACAATCAATACAGTAGAAAAGCGTGTAGACGCAGTTGAAAAAGATACTGCAATTAAAAAATCTTCTGATCTTGGCAGATCAGATGCAGTGACTATTAAGAAGTCAAAATGGAACGGTTCTTTCCTCGGTTCCGTAAACGAGTTAGTTAAATAAACAAGGTAGGTGAAAAAAAATTATGAGCAATGAATTGTTAGAAAAAGCAGTGGCATCCGATACTACCGTAGACGGTAGCATGACTGGATCCTTCTCTTCACCGACTGGTATTCACGTCGGGGCCGAGGGTAAGGGTGGTCTGCTTAATCCAGAGCAGTCCGCAAGATTCCTGGATTATATTTTTGATGCCACAGTTATCGGTAAATTAGCACGTACTGTCCGTATGAAGGCAGATACGACTGAAATTGATCGCATTGGCGTTGGCGAGAAGCTCATGAAGCTTGCTACTGAAGCAGACAACACAGGTTCGAATGCTGCAGTAACATTCTCAAAGATCTCTCTCACAACAAAGAAGCTCCGTCTTGATTGGGAACTCTCAACAGAGTCCTTGGAAGACAACATTGAAGGTCCAGATCTAGAGGACCACATTGCACGATTGATGGCAACACAAGCTGGAAATGACATTGAAGACGTAGTTCTCAATGGCGATACAGCATTGTCTTCCGACAATCTTTATAAGGCATTTAATGGCGCAGTGAAGCTTGCTAAGTCACACGCACACGTCGTTGATGCTGAGGGTGCAGCAGTTACCCGTGCAGTATTCAATAGTGCTCTTAAGGCTCTTCCTCGTAAGTACAAGCAACGTCGCACAGACCTTCGCTTCCTTTCGGGTTCGAATCTTATTCAAGATTACTTATACAGCACCAGCAATTCCACGAACTTTGCTAACCCACAGGATATCGCTTCAAGCATTATCCGTGGCGATTCGGCACAGCTCGGCGGTCCAGCTGGCTTCGTAGCACCATTCGCTTTTGGTATTCCAGTTGTTGAAGTTCCACTTCTCAAGGAAGATCAAGAGGGTGACTACAGCTCACCAACAGGAGAGCATGGTGACATCCACCTCACGTTCCCAAATAACGTTGTTATTGGTATCAAGCGTGATGTAACTGTCTACCGATTCTTCTGGCCACGCAAGGACTCGATTGAGTACACAATGTACACTCGTGTCGGCGTACAGATTGAGCAAGCAGATGCCTGGGTCGTTGTAAAGAACGTCAAGGTTGCTAGCTAATAAATAGCCCAAAAATGAAGGCCTCCAAGTAATTGGAGGCTTTTCATTTTAATTGACTAATGATATAATTGATATACTAAAAAAGGAGCATACATGTCATTTGAGACATTAAAAATTTCTGAACTTAAGACAATAGCAGAAGACTTTGGCGTTGAAATAGACGGAATTAAATCAAAAAAGGATATTATTACCGCTCTCGAAGAAGACGGTGTAACTTGGTCGGTATATCAAAAGCAAAATGCTGATCAAGATAATTTGGAAGATAGCGAAGAGGAGCCATCAGTGGCAAGAGAAGAACTTAAGTCTGGCAATCATGGAAATAAAATCCTTGTTAAAATGACAAGAGATAATTATAGGTATGATATTGCTGGATTTACCTTCACAAAAGAACACCCATATGTAGCTATGGAAGAATCTAAAGCACAACAAATCTTTGATAGAGAGGCGGGGTTTAGAGTAGCAACACCTAGAGAAGTTCAGGAGTTCTACAGTTAATAAATGGCAGAAATATATAAGGATCAAACCGCACCGATAAAAACCAAAATTTTTTGGGCAGGTGAAATTACAGATGTAGATAATGACTACATCACAGCAGTAATTTATGATATAACCGAGGACAACACCCTTAATCCAACGGTTGATCCTAACACGCCACTTTTAGAACTAGAAGCAACTAAACTAGAAACAGATGCCGGAACTTATCAAATTGTAATTCCATTTGAATATTGCAGAAGAAATAGAAAATTTAAAATTGTTTGGAATTATGAAATTGATGGGACAGAGGCTTCTCATATTTATTACACAGATGTTGTTACACCATACGCAAACCTTTCTGATGTTTGGGAAGATTTAAATCTTGGAACAGACCCATCAGACCCAAATTATAAAACATATCATGAAATTCAAATGGCAGAAAAATATGCCAGAAAATTAATTGAAATTTATACAGCACAATTTTTCTATCTTTATGATGAAAGACAAATTGTTTATGGATACGATTCAGATATTTTACCAGTACCATTCAAAGTATATCAAATTCATGAATTATATGAAAATGATTATTTACTTGTAGATAAAATTAATGGAGTAAATAATTGGCTTTATGATCCTATTATTTCTGAATCTGGATTTGGAATTAGGGTTAATAAACAAAGTTTAATGGACAATACTGTATTTACTGCAAATGGATATGTCCCTCCTAGTATTAATGATGGGGGGTATGGCTGGGCATTTAAGAAAGATTTCCGATATGCAATTCAAGGTAGATTTGGTTGGTCTTCCGTTCCAGATAACGTAGAAGAAGCCTGTATAATTTTAATACAACAATTTTTTGATAAAGATAAAGAATGGAGAAATAGATATGTTAAATCTGTTAGCTCCTTTGATATGCGTTTTGAATTTATGGAAGACGCTCATCGTGGCACAGGAAATCTTTATGCAGACCTTCTTCTGCAACCGTATGTAATTTCAGGAATGGTGGCTCTTTAATGGATATAGTAGCCTCCACACTACAAATGTATGTTGACGTTTATGTCCAGTCAGATACACAAGATAGGGATACTGGCATTATAAAAAAAGAATGGTTGTTTATAAAAACTGTTCCATGTAGTGCCAAGGGAGTAATATCAAATTCTATATCCACCCGATCTTCAGATAGACAAGTTATTGATACACGATATCAAAACGAACAATTTATTCAGGTTAGAACTTCTGAAAAACTTAATATGAGAAATAAGTTAACAAATGTCCGTACCAAAAAAGGTACAGTTATTTGGTCAGAAATAAACTATCCAACAGAGACGCCTACTGTTTTTGAAATTATCGGTATTACTCCAGTAACGGATCCATTTGGTGAAATTATTGCCTATAATACAATGGCTAAAAGATCGGAGAATCAGGTAATTGACAACTAGTTCCTCATTGCTTAGTGTTGCCAGCAGATTCGAAAAATTGATGCAAGAGAATCAGAGCGGTAAAGTAATCAAAGATTCTACTGTTGCACAAATTTCTGCTGCCGTTTTTTACCAAGCTCATGTTATGGCCAAATTAATGGATAGCAAAAGACTATCGCAAGAATTTGCTAAAACAATGTTTAATCAAATAAATAAAGATTTTGGTAACTATGTGGATGCACAGGCTAGAATAAAGAGCAAAGAATTACACCATGTTTATGAATGGAAAAAAGTTGGCAAGAAGGATTATCGTCTTTTTAAGTTAAATAAATTAAATGTAGATAAAATGTCATTTAGTATCGGATATGAATTTACCCCATCTTTTACGGCGGTTCCATCGGAAACATCACGCAGAGCTCATGTATTTTCTATGAAGGCATCTGTCATGGAAGCAGGAAAGCCCCTAATAATTGCTCCACGCCATTCTGAGCGACTTGTGTTCAAAGGTAGTACTGGGATAGTCTTTTTGCCTAAAGGTCAGTCTGTGACCGTTTCTAAGCCCGGAGGGGCCTATGTAAAAGATTCCTTTAGAAAAGTATATATAATGTACTTCAAAGGCAACCTATTATTTGAATCAATCAAGAAGTCAGAGTTTAAAAAAGTATTAAAAAATAGATTAACAAAGTCATTAAGACTTCCTTCTGAGGTAAAAAGAATATCATATTCCTTTTCACCAGCATCTCTTGCAGCCAAGGCTAGCATGGCGGTGGAGGCATAATGGTAAACTACAATTTAGACGCAATGCTTGAATTAAGAAAATTTATTTGGGATGACTTAGTTAATTTAGAGATATTTGATGAAAATGAATATTATATTGATACTATGGGAATGTCAATTATTCCTATTGTACCCACCCAGCAAATAGCGGAAATAGATCAATTCCTTTCTGGCAAGAAACATATTGTTTATGACAAAATAGCCACCTCATACCAAGACAATTGGGCAATATGTTCTGAGCAAATCTTATTCACCATATATTCAGTAGAATATAGCGATATTATCCAGATTAGAAACTATATGACAGATATGTTTAGAAGAATGGACGACTCTGCATCCGATGTTAACCGATGGTCTGGACTTTCGGATAAATTCAAGTTCCACTCTATCTATATTTCAGATATATCCCCAACAGCCCCGTCACAGGAAATAAAAGGATTTTTATCGGCAGATGTTATCTTGGAAGTAATGTATTCCCGTATAACAGACCATTTGGGCAGATTTTTATAGTTTGCTTTATGGGTTAAAAAGCTATAAAATTGTACTCAGAGGAAAGAGGCCTAGCCAGCCATTTATATCATTTTATTAAGTAGGAGGAAAAACTTATGGCATATCAGCAAGTAGGTGACGCTAGAAATATTCTCGTTGGCGCATCCCCGCTTTTCTTGTCAGTAGAAGATTCTACGGTTTCTGGTTACGATACAAGTATGGAGGCTGGCACAGCAAATTCATTTGTTGCAAACAAGAACCGCTATGTTCCAGCTTTTGTTACAGAAGAATCGTACACAAAGACTTTGAACAAGATTCAAACGACAACTGGCGCAACACAGACTGGCTCACCGAGCGAGTCTTCGCCAGAAATTGGTGGAGCATACCGCAACGTAGGTTATACCAACAACGGTCTTCAAATTAGCTACAACCCAACTTATGATTCAGTTACTGTAGATCAGTTACTTGATACAGCAAAGCTGTTCAAGTCTGCTATGGAAGTAACAATTGCAACAGAAATGTCTGAAGGTACACTCGAGAATGTTCTCGTTGTATTTGGACAAGGAAGAAGCACATTGTCATCCACGGGTACAGGAACATCTGCAACAGATACACTTGGACTTGAGGCTGGCGCTCTCGGCGCAGCTCCAACCGAGCGTCAACTCATTGCAGTTGGTCAAGCACCAACATCAGAGGCATCTGCAACAGAGCGTGTTTACTATGCTCGCAGAGTTCTTTCTGTTCAACAGTCACAATTCTCGTTGGCACGTACAACCCCAACAACATTCCCAGTTACATTCCGTCTTCTCCCATCGGGCGATTCGGCACACGCTGGTTCGGAATACGGCAAGATTATTGACCGTGTTCTTGCTGTCTAATAATTAATTTAATTATTGCATAAGGCCCCCTCAAATAGGGGGCCTTATGTTTGTGTACTTAGAACCATTATGTTATAATGATTTAGATATCCAGAGGAGGATTAATTGGCTACTACAGTATATGATGTAGAAGAAATTCAATTACAAAACGGTGCTAAGGTCACCCTAAAGCCACTTACAATTAAGTTGCTTAGACAATTTATGACTGTTATTAATAAAACTGGCGAAACAACAAATGAGGATGAAACTCTTTCTCTTCTAATTGAAGCCTGTGGAGTTGCTCTTTCAAAACAACTTCCTGAATTAGTTGCAGATCGTGATGCATTAGAAGATGCCCTTGACATCCCAACAATTAATAGAATTTTAGAGGTATGCGGTGGTCTTAAGATGGACGACCCAAACCTACTAGCGGCAGCAGTTCTAGCTGGTCAGAACTAGACTTAGCCGCTTTAGAAGGAGAGATATTTCTTTTAGGTCATTGGAAAAATTACGAAGAACTAGAAGATAATCTTTCAATGCCAGAGATGTTACAAACACTTAAGGCAGTACAAAAAACTGAAGATGAAAAACGGAGATTCTTAGCTAGTCTTCAAGGTATAAATCTTGATGAAGATTCTTCAAGCGAAAGTGTAACTTTCGATGATGTAAAGAGGAGAGCTTTCGGAATATCTGCTAGTAAAGACGACGTTGTATCATTACAGGGAGAATTTGCTAAAGAAGCAGGGTTTGGAATAGGCCTTGGTTTAGGATACAGCCGAGAGTAAAATAGGGTATATGGCTGACGAACAAATTGTAACTAATATAGTTGCCAAATCTGATTTCTCGGGTTTAATTAGAGACCTGAATCAGGTTCAGTCAGCCCTTACCCAACTCCAACAAACAACAGCAAATACAAATAAAACATTAGCCAATCAAATTAGGGTAATGAATCGCCAGTTTGGCGAAACATTACGCAGTACTGGCCAGTTCTCAACACAATTTGTTTCAATTGGATCAGATGTAGAAAAATTCGGTAAAAGTTTAGATTCTGGTAAATTAAAGTTAAACGAGTTTTATCGAACATGGCAAACGCATGCAAAAACATCTGGCGGTCTTGTAAGAGATTTAGCAAAACAACAAGTACAGCTTCAAAATGCAATACTTCAGCCTGTAGGCAAAAATGCACAGGGTATGATGCAGTTTGCTGTGCATGTACCAAAAGGTTTAGATGTAATTAAAAACAAAACTGCAATAGCACGACAAGAAATGGCAATTATGAACCGTGTTATGCAGCAAGGTGCTAATCAATTAATTAACTGGGGTAAAAATACACAGTGGGCAGGTCGTCAGCTTACTGTTGGTATGACTGTTCCATTAATGGCATTCGGTAAAGCAGCAACAGATGCCTTTAGACAAGCAGATGCCGAACTTGTAAGACTTACAAAAGTTTATGGTGGACTTGCTCCCGTATCACAAAAAGAATTAACAGCAATAAGAAACGATGTTGCACGTACAGCAAACGAAATATCTAAAGCATATGGAACTAGTTATACAGAAACAATTGCATTAGCAGCAGATATAGCTGCTACGGGTAAACAAGGCAATGATTTGTTGGCCTCAACAAGAGAAACCTCACGACTTGCAGTACTTGGTGAAGTTGACAAACAGACTGCCATGAAGGCAACACTTGCCATACAAAATACTTTTAAACAAAACACAGATCAACTATCACAATCAATTGATTTCTTGAACGCAGTTGAAAACCAAACATCTACAAGTCTTGCAGATTTAATTGAAGCGATTCCTAAAGCTGGTCCAGTTATACAGGCAATGGGTGGAAGTGTTAAGGATCTAGCACTTTACCTAACAGCAATGAAAGAGGGAGGAATTAATGCCAGCGAAGGTGCAAACGCATTAAAATCTGCTCTAGCATCTTTAGTAAATCCAACACAAAAATCACTTAGCCTATTTAGATCATATGGAATTGATTTAGGTGGCATTGTAACAAAAAATGCTGGACATCTAACAGATACCATCCTTGCACTTCAAACAGCATTGGACAATCTAAATCCTCTTGAAAGACAAAGAGCAATTGAACAATTGTTTGGTAAGTTCCAATTTGCAAGACTCAATGCTTTATTTGCAAACTTAGGAAAACAAGGTTCACAAACATTACAAGTTTTAGATTTAATGAAAGCTTCGGCCCAGGATCTTGCAAATGTAGCTGGTCGAGAATTAGCACAGATGACAGAATCTGCTTCTGGAAGATATAAGAGAGCAATAGAAGGTCTTAAAGCAGATCTTGCTGGAACTGGAGAACAGTTCTTAAACTTTGGAACAAGAATCATAAACTTTATAGATAAAATAATTAATTTTATGAACCATATTCCAAAGCCATTAAAACAAATACTTTCATTTATTGGCGGATTAGCAGCAATTGCTGGTCCAATAATCATGTTAACTGGTGTTTTAGGAAACTTCTTTGGATATATAGTTAAAGGTGTTTACCATTTTAAATCTTTATTTAAAGGTGCGGAAGGATGGAAACTTTTAACACCAGAAATATTAGCTGCAAGTAAAGCTGGTCAAACAGCAGAATCGGTAATGTATTCCGATGCAAAAGCAGCAGACATACTTGCACTGGCAATTAAAAATCTTAGAAATGAATATACGGGTTTATCATTAAGCGCAGCAACTGCATCTAAATCACAATTGCATTCATTTGAAAACTCATTGGCACAAAGAATGGTGGACCCAAATAATCCATTACTCTCTATGGTTCAAAAAGCTTCAGGTGCTTTACAGTATGCTAAATCATATGCACACTTAATTCCTAGAAAAATGGAACAACCAGGAACAATATTTGGAACAGTTCCTACAGATCCAAAAACTAATTTATTAATCAGAGATAATCCACAAATATACATGTCCGGAGAACTTCCAAATATACCCGGATTAACCACTGTACCAACTAAAAATTATGGAAACATCTCTACTGGTGTAGTTGCATCAGAAGCAGCAAAACACCATGCAATGACTGCAACATTAGCAATGCAATCAGAAGCTGAAATTGCTGATCTTAAAAAGACTATAGCATTAACAGGAGCAGTTAGTTCAGAATTTACTCAAACTTTTGATGAGATTCTGCCTATAACAACAAAAGTTATAAACAATGCTGCACTAGAATCTGAAAAAATTGTAAATTCATTAAAGGCTGGAGAAATAACTTTAGCAGAAGCAAAAGCAAAAATAGTTGCTCTTAATGCCAGAATAGAACAAGAATTAGCGTCTTCAGTACAAGGTTATGCTGCTGCAAATGCTAGAAATGTTGGTTTATATACGGTTCCAGGAACAACACAGCCAGTTTCAGATGCTTCCGGCAGAACAAATATGCGTGAAATGACCAAGAAACAAGGTGGTCGCTCCTTAATACAAGCAATATCTAGGGCATTTGGAATTAAAACAAGTGGTGCAGCATATTCTTGGCAAACAACAATGCCGATACAAAGAAGAAATTCAGGCGGACCTATATATTATAGTTCAGGAAGTATAGTTCCTGGACCCAATGTAAATGCAGATGTAGTTCCAGCAATGCTTACTCCGGGAGAATTTGTTGTAAATAGAGAAGCAGCTGCAAGAAACATGCCGCTTTTAACGGCAATAAATAAAGGATACAATAATGGCGGAACAGTACCATTTCAAAGAGGACATGTTGGCCCTCAAATTTCTGGATCAGGTCTAAATATACCAAATCTATCTTCTTCATCTGGAAATACATCATATGTAGCCAGAGGAATTCCTATATGGATGACTAGAACTTTAAACCAAGAAACTAGAACAGGTAGACCAGGCTTAACAGGAAGACAGATTTATGGTGAATTTGTAACATCTTTAAGAAATGGAAGGCATCCATTTGAACCACTGATAACTGCAGCAAGAAAAGCTGGGATGCCAGGCGAAGAAGCACAAATACTATCAGCATTTAATCATATGATGAATGATTTAAATGGAGCTAGTGCAAATAAACTATTTGTTGGTGGCACAGCAAATTCATTTGAAAATTATTTTCACAATAAAATTTTTACAAAATTTGGTAAAGATTTTCAAGAATTATCTATGTCCTATGGAACTGCATATGGACAACGTGGATCAAGGAGTATGGTTTCACAAGGAACTGTTCACATCGATCCAAAAACTGGAAGAATGTCTGGAATTACTGGAACAAGAAATCCACTATCCAGAGGAATACCTTCCGGAATTTTAGGATCATTTAGTGGAGCTGGTTTTGGTAGAGCAACTGGAACAAGAGGAACCTTATCATCAATATTAGCAAGAGAAGCTATTAAAATATTAGGAATTAGACGCAATAGCGGTGGAATTATCCCAGGATATGCTGGCGGTGGTTCAGTTGGTGGATATACATTAACTGATCTCAGATATGTATTAAGTAGATTTGGATTATCTAGCGCATTCAGATCACAAGTTGCACAGCAAAAACCATTATCACAAAGACTAAGAAGCGGTAATCCTGGCATAAGAATGCA